GTCTCCGTTGCCGTCTGTGACTGGGGTGACGTGAATTGACGTTGAGTTGACGTTTGTGTTTGTCAGGTTGTCATACACTCCGTTGTTGATGATGGAAATGGGGTAATCCCCGTACACACCATCGGGGTTTGGGAACTGTCCCGTCTTGGAACGCCACGTGGTTTCATACGTCTTGATGACGTCCGAGGTCTGCACACCGTATCCGGTGATACCTGAAGGGATCTCGTGCACTGACACTTCGACTTCGCTCTGGGAACTACCTGCCAATTTCAGGGGGACGTTGGGGACCAGAGTGCTCGGGGGGACATTCTCGGTGCCTGGGACGTCTCCTGAACTCTGGAGACTCAAGACAGCGCTCTGGATGGCGACATTTGCAGCAAAATCTGGGACGACGTCCGTGACGCTCGAGGTTCCGATGTTCAGCGCTTGAAGTTGCTGTTCCGTGAGACTGGCTGCCGTCACAACCTTCGAGAGTTCCCTGAGTTTCACGACCACCTCAACATCATGCTTATCCAGAGCGCATAGGGGGATTGCCATGCTCGGATTGCGGAAGAAGTAAAAGGGGAGTGCTACCAGGAACTGGCGGGGGTAGGTGCCGTACTCGCCCACCACGGTCCCTGATGCGGGTCCCAGACCTGTCAGAGTCCCCGTCTTTCCCACGGTGTGCTTCAGAGCCTCTTGGTGAGAGTCGCTGGTGTATAGTTCGTTATAGATCTCCATCGTCTCGGATGTAATCCTCTCCACGGTCTGCCCACCAATCAGGAGATCTGCGTATTCGATGATGGCGTGCCCAATGCCATCTGTATACCCCACGGAGTCTGACGAGTCTGCGCCCGCCAGGATAGGAAGGTTGAGTTTGATGTATATGGTCTTTATGAGATCTCCCTTGCGAGGGATGATACATCTGAGAGTTCCACCGAAGTTCATCTCGCCCTCGAAGGAGTTCATGATGGTGTCAGTGGAGAAGCGGGTGTGCCGCCGATACTGCTTGTGAAAGTAGGTGAATGTGGGGAGGTCAGTGATATACTGATCCTGCACGCCAGTGCTAACGAGCTCCACACGGCCACTCGCCATTCTGTTATACCTGCGGATTATTTTCAGGCAAAAAACTCATTGAGGATAGCAGAGAGCGTTATGAACATACAGCTCAAGAAGTTCGACCCTCGCACCATGGCAGATGACAAGGTGTGTGTATTCATCGGCAAGCGTGGGACCGGTAAGTCCACGCTGATTACAGATGTTCTGTACTACAAGAAACACCTCCCAGCAGGCATCGTAATGTCTGCGACGGAGGATGGCAATCACCACTACAAATCATTTGTCCCTGACCTGTGTATATACGGAGACTATGACAGAGATGCGATAGAGAGGGTTCTGGACCGCCAGAAATCCATCGCCATCAAGAATAAGACACCACCTGGGGCATTCCTATTACTGGACGACTGTATGTACGACCGCAAGTTCATGAAGGATGTGTGCATCCGCCAGTGCTTTATGAACGGTCGACACTGGAAGATCTTCTTCATGCTGTCGATGCAGTATTGTATGGATCTGACCCCAGATCTCAGAGCAAACGTCGATTACGTTTTCATCCTTCGCGAGAATATCGTGCAGAACAGAGAAAAGCTCTACAAGGCATTCTTTGGTATCTTTCCACACTTCCAGATGTTCCAGAAGGTCATGGATGCGTGCACGGAGAATTATGAATGTCTGGTTCTAGACAACACCAAACACTCCAACAAGATCGAAGACTGTGTGTTCTGGTACAGGGCTGCAATCCGCAAGAATTTCAAGTGCTGTTCGCCCCAATTGTGGAGCATGCACAAACAGAGGTATGACCCCAATCACGCCCAGAAGGGTCCAGCCAAGCCTTCGACGACCGCTGCGAAAGTCACGAAACTTTCCTAGGCGCCATCTTCTTGTACTCCTCTTGGTTCCCACATATCTTGTCCCCGCAGTGATCACGGTTTGCGTTGAACACGACAATTTCCTCACTCGAACACTTGTGCTTCAGGGACCACCTCCCCAGCATTGGAAAGGTGGGAGGTGTCTTGAACATACGACAGATGAACTGCCTAATAATTTGCCCGCCACGGAGACGAAGCACGAGATGAAGCGTACTTTCTTTTTGAATATTATAGTCCGCCAACACCCGTCCATCCTCTAATTGCTTCCCTGCGAAGATGAGGCGCTGCTGATCAGGTGGGATGCCCTCCTTGTCCTGAATCTTTGCCTTCACATTGTCGATAGTGTCAGATGACTCCACCTCCAATGTGATGGTCTTACCAGTGAGCGTTTTTACGAAGATCTGCATTATTCTCTACACACGTATGCGCTGAAAACTTTAAAAAAGATTGATTCGATATATCAGACCACATGGCAGGTGCAGGTCAGCCGATAACGATGAATCTTCAGGACTCAGGAGAGGGCATGGTTCCGTTCGGGCAGGCGGAACCCCCGCCACCCACGATGTCCCAGAGCAGCCGACCGGTGCGTGAACAGCCGACCGCAGCGTTTGGACCGCCACCAAAAAATCCTACAGATAGTATAACAGATAACAGAGAAATGATGGATTCAACGCCAATCGATGAGGTTCTTTCGCACGAGGAGATGCAGGGTCCGCCGCCGCAGATGATGCCGTCCCAGATGCCCCCCAATCAGGGTGCTGCGATGATGATGCAGCCCCAGGGTCCACCACCCGCCACCCAGCCCGCCAAGGCTGATTCCCAGAACCCCATGAACCTCACGGATGAGCAGATGCAGGCTCTTATGGTGGCGTTCGCCGCCTCTGTGGCGTTCAGCGAACCCGTCCAGGGGAAGCTTGGGACGACTATTCCCAACTTTCTCGTGGATGGGGAGCGTGGCACCACCGGTCTTGTTATGTCCGGTCTGGTCGCTGCCCTCGTATTCTATTTCGCTCAGCGGTTCATGGCTCGTGCCTAGGCTCCCGCGGATCCTGGGAAATTACCGGGTGGCGCCGAAGACACGTTGCCCGCAGACTTTACAACCACACTACTGTTGAACTTGCTGGTGCTGAATGCGAACATAGAAACAGCCAGTGTCATTGCGTAGACAGTCGTGATGCCACCCCACGCCATGATGGCCTCAGCAGACTTCGCCTGTGATGGGTTCTTGAAAGCTATCTTGTACTTTTCGGACATTTCCCGAAGTAGAAGATGGATCGCCAACGTTGCGACGCATGAAACCAGTATAACCTTTGTGCTAATACGCGCCTCTGACATCATAGAAGCTTGCTTGATAATCGCGGGGATGATACCAAACAGTAGTAACGCCTTCCACTCCTGAGCAAGCCCCTTGTCACCGCTCGGGTTGACCATGGCGAGGGCGATGACACCTGTGGTGCCAGCGTAAAGACCGACGGATGCTAGATTGTCCATTTATAGTATCAACAGATATTTTTTAGTCGACGATAGTTCGCTTACAGAAACCCTGTTCTACTGGAATAATCTCATAGAGACCGATGGATTCCGCCACCTTTCGCAAATCCCTGAAGTTTTCCCAGAACTGGGGTGAATGTTCATACTCTTCGACGGTGCAGTGAGCCAGTTCATGGAGGAGGACGTGAAAAATCTGATTCACAGTTCCGTCAATGCACACCCCGATCTCATACCCCTTGTTGGTGTTCCACCCGATGCCACTCCCCAAATCCCTGTGGACACCCACCAGCACGCACTCAGTGTGAAGAGGCTTCCACCTGGGGTCATCCATCTTTATCAAATGCTCCCTCAGCGCCTTATACTTGAATTTAACTTCCGTAAACCTACTTGGTTCCGCCGTCATAGCAATGCACCCCGCCGCAGCACAGCAAACTAATGCAAACTCCATTAATATAACCGAAATAAAAATTTCGAATACAATTGCTGAAGCGGGGTTCCATCAAATTGCTCCCACATCTCCAGCATTACACCCTTTTGCTCCAAGGTGGACACCAGCATGTCTTTGTATGCCAACGGCTCTGGACGGGGGCCGTTGATGTAGAAGGGCGTTTCCACCAACTGAACCTCCACCTGCTCTCCGAAATCACCGAACCCCGTGCGCCCACAAGCACGAAACGTGTTTCCGAGGGGGTCGTGGAACGGCAGAGCGTCAAGGATGTGTTGAGCGTTCGGCATACACCCCATCAACACTGCACCAGGCTTCATTCGCTGGCGGATGGCTTTGATACTCTGGATGAATGTATCCCTATCTGAGAATATGTAATGAAGGGAGAAGTTGAAGCACACCACGTCATACTGCTTTTTTGGGCACGCGCGAACATCCCCTTCAATGAACCTCACTCTATATTTCAGACCATCCGCCCTTCGGCGGGCTTCATCCAGACTATCAAGATCCGGGTCGCACATGTCGACCCTCGCCCCCGCAGCCTTCCACTTGAGGAGATCTCCGCCACAGCCACACCCGACATCAAGCACCTGCAAACCCCTGCGGTCTCTGCAGACTTGCTCTATCAGAGAGCGCTTAACAAGGTTGTTAGCCTTACGAATCTCTTCCATTTTGATATATAAAGCGGTACAACTTTATATATCAAACCACTCAATGTCTCTTGAGCAGGATTACACTACCGTGCCCGGACAGCTCTTCGCGTGCCTCTCTGTCGTTGGACCCGAGGCCCCACAGAAGTGCGACAAGTTCGGCATCAAGATCCGCGGATGCTTTACCACTCGTGATGAGGCTGCTAATCACGCAAAGCGCCTTCAGAAGGATGACAGCACCTTTGACATTTACGTTGTGGATATGTATAAGTGGCTCCTGATTCCCCCGGATCCCACGAAGATCGAGGATTCCCACTACACCAACGACAAGCTCCAGGAGATTATGGAGGGTTATCGTGAGAATCAGAAGCAGGCGGCTCGGATGTTTGAGGATCGCAAGCGTGATATGATTGAGAGCCCAGACCAGGAGTATATCAAGCCGGGGGATGAGAACTCCAAGTTCTACTCGAAGCCAGATGAGGCGCCGGTGAGCCATCCAGCTGATGTGTTGGAGCGTCTGAAGAAGGAGAAGCCGGATGCCCCCATTGAGGAGTTGGTTAAGGAGGCGGATGCCATTGTTCAGGGGGAGATCGAGGTTCGTCAGAAGCAGCGAGAGGAGGAATTGGCTAAGGAAAATGTTGAGGAAAAGTAGATGGAAAACATACTTTGCAAATTCAATACCATTTTGAATATGGTGAACCTCTTGGTAGCCTTGGGGTTGATATTTTATTTCGTGAACATGCGGGATCTCGTAGAAGAAACCACACGTCCTCAGGTTGATGCGTCCTCTGTTATGAGGGACGTGAGTGAATTGCCATCCAACAGGATACGGGCTACGTACCTGTTGGAGAGTGATGTGAAGAAGGGGTATGAGACGGAGGTGTTGGGCCAAAACTCTTCGGATATGGCAAAGTTCGATGGCGAATATGACATCCTCGACTTGAATGTGGCTACGAATATTTTAGATAGGAAGATGGCTCTCCGAGACTTGGAAAGGGAGGTGAAAGAAGATGGGTATAATATCAATGCGAACCTCCTCGAAGAATAACAGGTTGTATCATCCCTCGTCCTATAAAGAAACCAACAACAAATGCTATAGTCAACAACACCCAGGTTGTCCTGTCCATGTTGCTGAATATATCTACTGGCTTTGCCGGGTGCTCTGAGATGTGCGGTTGCTGCATATGCGGAGGTGGTGCGTAATACATGTAATCTTGAGGTGGTGGGTGGCTGGGAGGTAGCATGGTGCGATCATCTTCCTCTGGTGAGTAGTGCTCCTGCTGCTGCGGGGGCGCGTCTGCATAGGGGTCAGGACGGAGACCGTTGAAGTTGATCTCGGCACCCTGAACTGGATCGGCTGATGAAAGGTCAGTTTCCATTATTCTCTTCATTTACTTTAATGTCCTGTAGACAACGCAGCCTGAATCGCCTGATGGCGCACAGGGTTCTATGGCACACACGGCTACCTGATGATCTGTTGTGGCGAGAGTTTGGTATAGGAACGACCAGGTCTCGCCACAGCAGGAGTTATTTCACGTTCACGGATTCTGGGGTAATGATAGAGAGGTGTATAGCGTGCGGAGAAAGTTCCATCTATTCATCATCTTCTGAATCATATTCACTATCCCACTCGTCCTCATCTGACCCCACCTCCACCTCCACCTCTTCATCCCCATCCTCATCCCCCACGACAAATCCAGCTAGGTTACCATCATCATCAGCGTCCTCCTCGTCACTATCGCTCTCCTCGTCATCTGAATATACACACTCATCCAGATCATCATCCACTTCGTCATCCCCTGGAACGGTTTCAGAGACATCGTCGTCGATCGGAATCTCGACAGGCTCGTAGCGCTGTGGCGCTTTTGACACACGACCTGAACGTGTTCGTGCAGTCATTTATTAATTATTCATTGAGTCCTTTAAGTATAAAGACTTGAAAGGCACCCCCATCTCGGATGACTTCTGAATGAGGATAGTCTCACCTTGAATTGCGAGTTCCCCTACGATGCCCTCCATTTTCTCAAGCACCCCGCCGTCCGTACACATATAAACGATGTCCGTGGCGTGCGCCATGGCGTCGTATAGATGGGACGCTGCGATGGTGGGTGAGGTTTCCGCACTCCGTTCGAACATCGTTACACTCGAGAGGAAGTGTCCATACGCTTCGGGGTTCAGTCCAGAAAACTCGTGAACCATTATTTTGATACCAGTCAGTTTAATACCTTGGCGCGTGGAAACTGTTGGTATATATAGGAGCCAGATTAGCAGACACAGGCTTGCCAGAATTGATAACAGCATTGGGCAGTATCGCCTTCTTGATATTGTCAAATGTTTTATTGTCAGGGAACATCTTCCTTACAATACTCGGGGGTAATTGGAGCTTCCTACCCGTGAAGTCCTTGCAGAATCCATTATACCGCCCCTTTGTTGTGTCGCACCTACAAAAACACTTCTGACATATGATTCCCTTGCTATCTACGAGAAACCACACGTGATTGGACCCATGATCCCTGCGGACATTCTCGCAATATTGGGAATGTGTGCTCACCAGAAACCCCGTCTTGCTCTTGAACAGTTTCGTGAGACGGGTATTCTGCTGCCCCTGCATATTCTTTCGCACAAACGTCTCCAGAAGTGCCGTCAACTCAATGTCGTTCACTTCATTCTTCGTCTGTGCGGAGGTGAACCCACCCTCCATCTTGCGCTTTAGGTCTGGACCTGGCTGTATATCCATGGCTTCCGAGTCTGGCGGAAGGCGCACCGTCGCCATCTGCAGGTGTTCTAACGATGGTTCCTGTCCAACACTCACCCACTTTCCACGAGCCTTGAAGGGTCCCGCACCCTCACCCGCCTCGTAGATTGCTATGGGAAGATACGGATCTTCAACCTTCCCCTTGGACATTTTGTGCGACCATGGGAGACGAAACCCACTTCCACGATACACAGACTCGTCTATGACCTTCTCCCACTGGACAGCCATATACGTCTTTCTCAAAAGGGAAACCACGTGCGCTCGAATGCTCAAAGCCCCCGTCTGATCCACACGCAACCCAGGCCAGTTCAAGTGCATACCAGTCTTGATTTTATCATCCACCATCTTGGGGTTTGCGACACATATGATACACCTCTGCCCTCCCAGAGTGTTCACCTTGTCGCATATGGTCTTGCAGATGACTTCAATCTGATGCATATCCAGTTGCTCATCATCTTTGTAGTCGAGATCCATGAAGAAGTTGTATACTGGTGTCTTCTGCTCCACCACAAACACCTTCTCACCCTGACTCACGGCATTGATGTATGTATCGTTGAATTCTTCGAATCTTTCATACGGGATTGACAGGACGCCACCGTCCATAAGCACGTGTGAAAGTTGTTTTCGATTGTTGAATGCATTCTGTTTACTCCACTGCTTGATCATCTCTATTATTATACTATATTCCCTACTTTTTATACATCGCCGAGAAACGATTTACCAGCACTCCGCAATCCTCCTCGTCGCCCACTTCTCCATACTGGGAAGAATTCGCCTTCATCCTCCTTTCCTTCATCCAATTGACAAGGTCCTTTGCCTTCATTCCCATGAGGACGTCCACAGTCTCTTGGGGGGCATTCTCCTCCCTTGCCATTTGAACCGCCTGATCTTTCAATTCTGCAGTCACCACCGACTGGGGCATTGTGTATATAACTCCTCTTGATATTAAAGATGGAACGAGAATCGTGCAGTTTGCGGCAGAATTCGGGGTTGTTGAGGACGTTGTATTTGATGAGATCCCACTGCTTCTTCTGACTGAAGTCCTCGAGGGTGGACCACAACATCATGTCATTCTCATCATATGTGCGCTTGATTGGCATGTGTCTCAACTTCATGGCGTCCATCTTCGCCCTCTCTGTGTTGAACTTGTGAATGGTGTCATCTCTCTCGTGCTGGGTCATGTCGACAAATAGTATGAATACGTGATATACAGACACTACCTGTATGCCTTTCAGTTTATCATCCCTTAGTTCCTCATCTGTCCGGTTTAGAGCCCTGAAGGTGTATGAGGTGTATTCTCCTTCTTTCAAAGAGATTACACCTCTTGTTTCTTCCTCCAACTCCCTAAGGGCGCATCGAAGGGGGTTATTCACCTCCCTCTTCCTGCAACCCCCTGCCACGAAGATCCAGTCTTTGAATCTTCGGTCCCGGACTGTGAGGAACCTGGGATGACCTCCTGAAATGCACACAGGGATGGCTATGGCTTTATGCCGTTCCTCGTGCATGAGGTCATTCATGGTCCTCTTGATAACTACACGGAAATTTATTCCTCCTCTTCAGCCACGGGAGCCTCGTCAGACACGGGAGGGGGTGCCATCGGTGGTGGTGGTGGTGCAGGGGCGTGAACCTTGTTGGCCAACTCAATGCTGAACGTTTTACAACGATCAATGTCACCTTTTTGCTTCTTGAGCTCCACGAACAAGTAGTAGCCAGCGGCTGCCACGAGGAGCGCAACAACAATTGAAACGGTGTCTCGGTTAATCGAGATCATTTGTATATACCTGAAGTTTTTTAACGATTATATATCGCACCACCCTTAGCCTGTGGGGTTTCACGGGGGCATCCCATCCCCGGTTCGGCGAACTGAACAGACTGGTAATGAGAAGCGCCACACTGACGCCCGATGGGAGCCTCGTCGCAACACGGCTTCTTGGCGCCTCCCGGGGTCGCGCCTATATACTGTTCCAACCCACCCGACTTGGGATCATACATGCACACAAACAAGAATGCAGCAAGCACCACGTACTGCCAGAACTTCATCTGATTTATTAATATCAGAGATTTAATTGGCATACAGAAGTCCTGCCATACCGTTGCTGATCTTGAGCATGTTGTAGTTGACTGCGTAGATCTTGCTCGTGATGTTGTCAGTCTCTGAAAGAATCCGTGCAGAGTCGAGGCGAGAGAAGTTCAGAGTGCCCGTCGGCTGGTGTTTGGCGGTGTCGAGGCAGAAGGGGTAGACGAAGGTCTTGGTGTTGTTGTTCGTCATGTTGGGGACGTGGTAAAAGCAGGTCACCTGAGTGTAGTGCGGGGATGCATACTTGTAGTCCGTCACGTCTGTACCATTGATCTGAAACTTGATGCGGTTCGTGACGGAGGCGAGACCGTTACCCGTAGTGGCAGACACCGCTGTGTTGGACGACGCCATGTACTTGACCGGGTGGTTGAACTGGAGATCCTGAACCTTGCCCAGAGACGGCTCAGCCCTCTGGACCTGCGTGATGAGAAGGTTGTGTTCCTTCTGAGCCATATCCTGCCTCTCCTGGTTGTCCAGATAGACAAAGTTACCGAAACACTCAAAACGATCCGAAGCGGACACGGTGCCCCACGTGATCCGCAGCTCCACATCGTGATACTGGAGCGCCACCAGGGGGAGGGCAGACTGGAAGTTTTCGCAGAACCAGAAACGGAGCGGGAACCACGCAGAGGCGTTGTTGAACCCAGCGTACATTCCACCAATGGCGCTACGACTCAGGGTCGTAGCCTGCGTGTCGATGGCGACGTTGGACATGAACTCGGCCTCCTGTGTGTCAATGACCTGTCCACCGATGAGAAGTTCCACCTTGTCCACCTTCTCGCACCACATAACAGGGGTCATCTGAGTGCCATCAGTGCATGTGAGGTAAACGTAAGAGAGCATGTCACCCTTACGCTCAAAGCGGAGCGTGGAGGTCCGACCAGTCGCAGGGTTCCCCTGGATAATCTGACGTTCCACAGTCTGGGCAAAGTTGGTGTGGCGGTGGTAGTTTGAGCGGAAGAAGGAAATCTCCGGCTCGCCTACGAGGTGCACGTCCTGAGCGCCGATGGCAACGAGTTGGGCAATACCACCCGACATCTATTTGTATTATTACTAGTGGCGAATATTTTTACGGACACGCATTAACACGACGAGTATGGAGCTTAATAGCAAATGAATTGTCCTCTAGACCGTTGAAACTTATGAGCTGACCGTATCTGTTTGTCCACCTGACAGTGAGACGATCCACTTGGGGAATGGGAACAGGGAAGTTAACCTGCATGTTGTAATCTGTCATCTGCTTGAAACGCTTGATTTGACCACTGGCAACATCCATGGGAATGATACCAAATGCCCTGTTCGAACTGCCAGGTCCCGCATCCTGAGTGAAATTTGTTCGAAGTTCATCGATGTCCAAGAAGACTCCCTCATTCGGAGCGAGGTTCACCACCTTTTCAGACTTTATGAACTCCCTGCCACGAGTCAGGAGGAAGTCGGAGTACAGCGGAAAGTCCTGAGGACCCGCAAATCCCACATTACTGGACATCAAGACAGTTTGGGTGGTGGTGTCATCAAACCCCATCATGCGGGTCATTTCCTGGGTATTGCTGTAAAGACCGAAGGGTCCATAGGCGGTGGGGCGTGTGAACAGAAACTTACCCTCGTTCTGGAGATAGGATACCGATATACCACAGACGTTAGAACTGGCATCAGCCATGTAACTGGCGAGACCCGTGGCACCGTAGAATCCCTGGGGAAGGCTGAAGGTCGAGAGATCGCCCAACACTTGCGTGGCATTATTAGAGGATACGTTACTCACGGAGAAGACCCCGGTGCCGTCGTTCAGGTTGTAGAGAGAGTTGGGCACGGACGCGTGCAATAGTTCCACCGAAGTAACCTCCCTGACTGGGGTAACCAGGGAGAGGACGTAGTTGTTTCCACTCGGGTAAAGGGAAAGATCCCGATTTTCAGAAGAAACAAAGATGGTGTGAGATTCCATTATTGATATACACTGTGAAATAATTTAAGCGAGGGGAGCGCCATACGGACCACCATCCTCGATCTTATAGTCGTGGCTGGCGCGAACCTTACCCTGCAGGTCGCAGAAGCCACCCGGGGTCAGCGCCTTGCTGTACTGCCCGTAGGGGCCAGCGCCCGCCACGCACTCCAGCTTGTGGGGCGCCGTGAACACCTCGATGGGGGCGGGACCAGCCGTCCTGATGTCGGCGAAACCTTCACGCCCGCCATGCCTGCATAGCATGAAAATCACGCCGACCACCATAAGGATGAGCACACGGTTATCGAGCTTCTTGAGAGCCTTGAGGAACATTTGTAATACACTAACAAATTATTATAAGATGACGGTGCGTTAAAGGATATCGAATATAATCATCTAAGACAATAGAATTCAATGGATATCGATATTGAACTTGACCGAGGCAACTCCAAGGGTGTCAGCCTCAGTTCCGCAGAGGCTGCCCTCCTGAATGAGGTCACGATCGACCCGACTCCGGCAATTCGCCGTAATCCTGTCAAAAAGGCGAGGAAACAGAGGAAGGTTCAGTTCGAAGAGGAGTTTGAGGATGATGATGATGATGTGGGTGCATTCATGAATCCGGTGAAGTCATCAAGGGAGGCTCCACCCCCGCCAGTAGAGCACGATTATCACGAGGGTCAGGATGGAGGTGGCGACTCTGAATCAGATGATGGGGATTTCAATCCTGGTGGTGGTGGTGGTGGGGGTATCGAACAGCCGAGTAATGGGTATAGCAGTGTGGATGACGAGAAGGCTGACCTCTTGAATAAACTAACCCGCCTGGAGAAGAAGGGGTATTCCATAAACAAGAAACTGAATGCTTACTCACCAGTCCAAGACCTTCGCACAGAGGTCAAGAGAATCATGTATTCCATCGAAGTGGAACAATCCGTGAAATTCTCCAGGCGTTCCCTAATCGCCTGTGTCACTGGTCTGGAGTTTCTCAACAAGCGATACAACCCCCTGGAGATCCAGTTGGACGGATGGTCCGAGAGCATCATGGAGAATGTGGATGACTATGACGGGGTATTTGAGGAACTGCATAACAAATACAAGGGTAAGATGGAGGTTGCCCCGGAGGTGAAACTCCTGATGATGTTGGGTGGTTCGGCTATGATGTTCCACCTGACGAACAGTATGTTCAAGGCGGCTGTTCCCAACGTGAATGATATCCTCAAGCAGAACCCAGGACTCGCTGCATCCATGGTGGACGCAGTGAAGAACAGCCGCCCTGGTGGAGCTCCCCCAGTCACGATGTCCGAGCCGGCCCCTGGGGGTCGGCGGGAAATGCAGGGTCCCGGTCTGGATCTCAGCAGTTTGATGGGTGGATTCGGGATGGGTCCCCCACCTGCCATGACGACTCGTCCTGAGCCGGTGGAGATTTCTACTAAAAGCGCCCCGCAGGAAGATGATACCCAGAGTGTCTCTGACATCGTGAGTGTCACAGAGAGTGAGATGCGCGAGGTGTCCATGGGAGGTGATGGTGGAAAGAAGCGCCGGGGTCGCCCTCCTGGAAGCAGGAATAAAAAAGAATTATCTTTGTAAGTGATATCATTGGATGTTGGCATACGCCCCATTTGAAACGATTGGAGAGTACGAGGCTCCCACCCCCGTAGCACCTACTCGTCAGGGGGTTCAGCCCCGGTTCAGGAACCGGAGGGCTGTCATGACCCCTGAGGAGACGGAATGTACATATCTCGTCATGTTTTTTATTTTTGGTATGGTGGTTTTATCAATTAAGTAGCAATGTATGTGTATGGGCCATCACCGCGAACCAGAGCTCTTGATTTCAGAACACTCGTTTTCACGTCACAACGTTTGGCGAAGAAGGTCCAGAAAGCCTCACCTTCTCCGCCATTCACACGGAACGAATTCGTCTCCCTAGTCCACGGGGTCACCCAGAGCGAGTATGTCTGCTGGGAGCATGGGGTCACTTGGATAGTCGGGACGTCATCCTGCGCCACCAGAGCCTTGACGTAGTCGGGGAGCGCCACATCCTCGTTGACCTTACACTGCCCTCGGTAATACACACCACCCTCTGGTCCCTCGAGGCACCCGTGCACCAGATGCCTCCTCCGCGGGTCCAGGGGGTGATCGATGACGAAGGTCTTGGCGACGTTGGTGTTGCGGAAGACCTCTCCTGTCGTGGGCTCGTAACTGAGCGTCTGAGCCGTGGCGGAGTCCAGGTCTCGAATGGGGTTTATGTAGCACGCGCTGGGGTCTTGCGATGTCAGGGCGGTTCCTGACGCGTTCAGTATGATGGAGTTGTCGTGCTGACTGGTGACGCCGTCGTGTCCTGCGCTATACCCTATGGCGATCGAATATGAACCCTGGGCGCTGTTGCCTGCCAGATTGCCGATGGCGATAGCCCTCTGCAGCTGATTGGACTCGCCAGCACCCCCACCGACCGCGATACAATCACAGCCCTGTGTCAGCTTACCCGCCGAATGACCGATCGCCAACGCAAAATTCTGCTGGTCGCTATTGCCCGCCTGGAATCCGATGGCGGTGGCGGCGTCACCCTGGGACGATTTACCCGCTTCGTATCCAATAGCCATCGCCTGCACACGCTGTGCGCACAAACCTGCGTTGAATCCGATAGCAGTCGCTTGGGTATACTGCCCTACTTCTCCTGCTTGGGTGCCGATGGCGATGCACTGAGCGTTCTGGTGCGACCCTCCGGCCCCAAATCCGATAGCCACTGATTGCACATCTTGGTTGTATCTCCCCGCACCACGACCAACTGCCAGACTATTATCCCCCTGTTCGGTGTGCCCAGCCAGATAGCCGATGGCTGTGGCGTTGACTCCCTGGTTGTCCCCTCCAGCCCCGAAACCCGCTGCGAAAGATGCGGAACCCTGGTTGATTTCTCCGCTTCCGAAACCAATGGCGATAGCCTCGCGAGACTGGTTACATTTGCCAGCACTGGGTCCGATGGCTGTTGCCAGTTCGCCCTGAGCTGACCACCCAGCCACGGTTCCGACTGCAGTGCTGTATGCGTTCTGGGAATAACGACCAGCTTCGTTGCCCACCGCAGTCGAGAAGCCGAACTGCCATTGGGGTTCATTGACGCCTTGGGATGTTTCGCCAGCCAGATAGCCGATAGCAACACTCTTCTTCTGCTGTTCGGAATATCCAGACAAGTAGCCGATGCCGACCGCTGCAGACCCCTGAGATAGATACCCAGCCAGCCCACCGATCGCCGTAGCGTCATTCCCCTGGTTCACGTGACCCGCAAAGGCGCCCACGGCAGCCGCACGAGACCCCTGGGTGGACTGACCCGCAGAGATACCGATGGCAACAGACTCTGGTTCTTGAGCATTCCTACCAGCCTCGGAACCAATCGCAATCGAGAGAGACCCCTGGGTAGACTCTCCCGCAAACTTGCCGATGGCAACACTGGACGACTTTTGCTCACTCACACCCGCCTGCGAACCAATGGCAACCGCCTCGTCCTCCTGGTTTGATTGAGCAGCCAGATAACCGATGGCAGTTGACTTAGCACCCTGGTTAATACCTCCAGCGTATGCCCCCAGGGCTGTCGACTGAGACCCCTGCGTGCTCAGTCCTGCGTTAATGCCGATGGCGGTGGACTCGGAACCCTGGGTCGACGCGCCAGCCAGGACGCCAATAGCCACGGAGGTGGTTCCTTGCTGTTTCTGCCCCGCCGAATATCCGATTGCCACGGATTGCGCATCTTGATTGGACTCCCCTGATAATGGACCGATGGCAACGGACTCGGAACCCTGGGTCGAAGCACCAGCTGTGAATCCGATGGCAACAGATTGCAACCCCTGAACAGACTGCCCCGCCTGATCTCCAATAGCAATAGCCGAGACGCCCTGGGTGGACTGACCCGCCTTGCCACCGATCGCAACTGAACCGCTCCCCTGGGTGATCGACCCTGTGAGATCGCCGATGGCAGTCGCTGAAACCCCCTGGCTAATGAACCCCGCTTGCCTCCCAATAGCCGTGGCGAACTGGCTCTGGTGATAGGAAGCGGCGTCGGAACCGATGGCTGTACAGTCCTGCAACTGGTTGGTGGACGCGGCGTTCACCCCGATTGCCGTAGAGTTCGTGCGCTGTGACGTGCTTGCGGCGTTAGAGCCGATTGCCACACACTGCGTCTGCTGGTTGCTATACCCCGCATTTCCTCCAATGGACACCGACCCACTCCCCTGACCGAAGACCGCAGAGGAGATACCGATGGTCACGGCATTGGCACCCTGATTCTGATCACCGCTTCCAAACCCAATAGCCACAGACCCATTCCCCTGCCTGTAAACTCCACTCAAGCAACCGACTGCAACCGCAAACGGGTTCTGACTCGTCTTGCCCGCATCCAGACCCAGAGCGACCGCCTGGGATCCCTGAAGACAGTCACCGGCACTCGTTCCGATGGCGACGGAACCGCTCCCCTGCGCACTCCTACCCGCTTCGAACCCAATAGAAGTGCTCTTTATGCCCTGACCCGATCCACCAGCCCCACCTCCGACCGCAACGGACTCCGAACCTTGGTTCAGTGTGCCAGCCGCAGCACCAATGGCGGTGGCGTTCCGCCTCTGACTGGTCTTTCCGGCAAAGTAGCCGATGGATGTGGAGTTAGCAGATTGCTGACATAACCCAGACTCGAAGCCAATAGCCACGCAATTCGCCTCCTGAACCGTCTTTCCTGCACTCGTTCCGATAGCGATGGACCGAACCCCCTGAGTATCACGCCCAGCGGACACACCGATCGCTGCAGATTCCGAACCCTGCTGGAAGTATCCAGAGAGAGTGCCGACTGCTATACTGTTGGCACCCTGATAGGAGTAAGCCGTCTGGAATCCCAGAGCCACAGCGTTTGCACCCTGGTTGATATACCCCGCAATAGACCCGAATGCCAGAGAGTACGATCCCTGGTTGCTAAATCCAGCGTCAAAGCCGATGGCTACAGCCTCGTTGCCCTGCCCACACTTGCCAGCTTGATTCCCGATCGCAATAGCAGACTCTCCCTGGTTCGACTCACCGCAATTGACACCCAGAGCAATGGATGAAGAGCCCTGGGTGCTACGACCCGCGTTGGTGCCGATCGCAATAGCAGACTGCTCCTGGTCGTTCCGGCCCGAATTGGTGCCGATGGCAACAGCCTGCGACCCCTGGTTACTGAACCCAGCCTGGAGACCCATTGCGAACGCATCAGGTTTCTGACTGAAATTGCCAGCCTCCACACCGATGGCGAACGCCTGCGACCCCTGTCCGGTTTCACCCGCTCGATATCCGATTGCAGCGGTGGAGACACCCTGAGCGGTGAAACCAGCCCGGACACCCACGGCGATACTCCTGCTCCCCTGCACGTCGTTACCAGCCTCCGCGCCGATCGCCACACTTTCATTCCCCTGATCGTTTTTTCCAGTTAGATACCCGATTGCGATGCAATTATCCCCCTGTATACTCTCACCCGCCTGAGCACCGATTGCTATCGCCCTGTTACCCTGTCCCGACCCGCCAGCCAAGTGTCCGATTGACACCAGATCTCCCGCACCCGACACGGGGTTGAACTGTACCGCCCGGTGACCCAGAATCACAGAGTTGGTGGGAGACCCAGCCGCCGAAAAGTGCCCCACGGCAACCGTGCGCACCCCCGGGGTGGCGGAGTATCCGACCGCCACGCAATCCTGATTGTCAAGCTGCGTGGACACCGCGGAGCCCACCTGAATCGTGCGGTTGCCAGAGGCGGCGAGGTTGTGCACCCTGACCCCAGCCGCATACATGAGGTTCGATGTGCCCAGGATGTACACGTTCCCGTCGCCCATCTCAGCGGTGTCCGCAAATCGAACGACGTTCGAACCCGTGGGAGCCGTGGAACCCACCGTCAACTTGACGCCCTGTGGAATCTGGACGTCCCCCCTCGAGGTGTCGAATTTCATGTAGTCGTCCCACGACACCGGGTTCGCGTTGGATAACGCGGGGTCCCTCAGACGCACTGACATGGTGTGACGCGTCTGGGACAGTTGGTTTCCTGTCAGGGCTCCGAAGACGGCGTTGGCGCTCGAAAACAGGTAGTTCCCACCCGAGTTTCCTTGGAGTTGGATGTTAGACGCGAGTTCGTTGGAGGACAAGTTGACCCCGTCGTGCCCGCTGATGACGAGCTCGCCGTTGAAGTGATTGATCGGCACACCGGCGTTGATGTCTAGATTGGAATTGATGTAGATATTTGACGACGAGACGTTGATGCTGTCTCCCACTCGGAAGGTGTTCCCGCCATCCACGAGGATCTCGGTGTTGGAGCGGGGGTACAGGACATCCACCTGTAGGTTATCATAAACAGACCCCGTGGAAGCCAGGGACACGCCGTTGTAGTAGACGAGCCCCCCGTAACACTGGAAACCCTCTGTCCCTGACACCGTCGGATTCGGAACGGTGTCCTGCTCTACGAGGACGAGGTTGGAGGAAACCACGACATTGCTACCGTCCACCAGAGGTGTTATGTTTCCCGTGGTGATGTACTGAAATTGGTTTGCTGATGTGCCAACTATGGAGCCATTGAAATAGAGTGATGTACCATCGCTTTCAAGGGCCGCTTGACCCACCTGATAATAGGTGGTTGTGGGTATGAACGATACACGTTCTAACCTGGCTGTCGTTCCGGTAGATGCCATTGTTATATTAATTAGAGAAAAGAACGCCACATAATCCACGATCAATCTTCAACACGTTGTAATTGACCGCAATCACGTGTATCCCGTTCCCGTGGTGTGAACCCGTCGAGAGCCCCTTTATGACCAGTTTGGCGTTGTCCATCCTAGAGAAGTTGCAACTACCCGTGGGCTTGTAGGAACTCGAGTTCATGCAGAAGTTGTAGCTGTAAAAGCGGGTGAAGAATGGGGTGTTCGTGACGGGGTCCATGTTTATCATACCCGTGGGAGTGTGGAAATACCCCTGGACGCTGTGGAAGTATGTAGGGGACATGTTTTCAAAGTACGGAGTCCCGTTCAAATACAAGTCAGCCTCAGTGAACGTCCAGAAGTCTCGAGACATGTCGCTGCTGCGGGCGGTTATTCCCCAGAACAGAGAGCGAACCGGGTGATTCAGGTGAGACAGGTCGATAGATGTGGAATCGGTGAAAAACTCCTGCACCTGGGTGATTATGAACTGCTTGGGGCCATCCACCAACGCCGCGCGCTCCTGTTCGTCCACAAACACGAAATTGCCATACAGTTTTGCGTTCATGGGATTCGAACGAGTGGTTATGACGAGTTCCACAGTGTGATACTGGAGTGCCACCAGAGGTATATTCTGCCAATTGTCGTTAAAGAAAAAATGGAACGGTTGAAAATTCTTGTTACTCGAAGACGTGGAGTTGTTTATCACACTCGCCTTCGTGTAGGTGTCCGACATATACACGGGCCACACATCCGTCAGGAAACTGCTCGACTGACGATCCACAACCTGACCACCTATGCGCAACTCCACCGTGCACCCGGAAAATTGACTGAACATGTCGTCCCCCTCGAGCCACATGTAAGTGAGCATGTCACCCTTGTTGGTAATCTCGATCGACCTTGTACTGTTTGCGGGGATAACGAGATCCGAGATCTTGTGTGGAATCTGTGAAAAGTTGGAGTGACGGGTGTATCTCATTCGGAAGAGCGAGGAGTCGGGGGACCCAGATATGAGGAACGAGTCCTGGATGCCTTTTGACACGAGATTGACGAGACCGCCAGACATCTGTCTGTTATAATGTAATCATACATTTTCCTGATGACGGAGTGTTCGCATTTTCCTCCTCTGCAGAGGATTCACCCGTGATGTTGTAGCCACCCTTGCGGTACACACGCGCCCTCTTGGCATACATCGCCCACAGAACCCCCCAGTGGTCACGGACGTCGTAGATCAGTGGATGACCCGCTCTGTCCCCACCCTCTCTCATCACCCTACCGATGCTCTGAACGATGTCAGACTTTGGGGTTGCCAATATGACCGTGTCAAGCGTAGGGATGTCCAGACCCTCGTGAGCCTGACTGAAGGTGGCGAAGATTATCCGCTTTCGGGAACTCTCCTCCAAGTCCACCTGCTTCATCCCACCCATGTAAAGTCCAGCCTCACTGGTGGAGAATCGGCTATGCAAGTCCTGGCAGTGAAGGCGTCGATCGGATAGAACCAAGATGTGGCGACGGGTCGTCAACAACTTGCGGATGATGCCTTCGATCACCTCGTTGCGCTGAGGCATCTCAACAACATCCGTAATCATCTGGGTCAGAGAAATCTTACCAGCCCTGTTCTGAGGTGGCAACTCCCGAAACGCCGGACAGTCGAAGTCGACGGGGATGACCTCCACACCCTTCTCAGGGGGACGCTCGATCGCAAAGAAGGTGGGACCCGCAAACCACTCCAGCACCTTCGTCAACCCGTCCTTTCGCACGGGGGTGGCAGAGAGACCAAACAGATGGCGGGGGCAGACCTTGAACATCGACTGGGAAAACACCTGCGCGCATATGTGATGTGCCTCGTCCACTATGACCGTCCCCACGGACTGGAAGTCTCGAGGGCTGTACTCCTTCTGAGATAGCGACTGGAGCATGGCGATGACAAAGTCGCACCCCTCAACCTCCTTGAGATCCCGCTGCACCCTACCGATCCGAGCACCTGGGCAGAACTGTGCGATTCTCTCGATCCACTGCTGAGCCAGAAACTCCTTGTGGACTATGACCATGGTTCGCCACCCCAGACGAGACGCTATCGCCAAAGATACCGTCGTCTTGCCATACCCACAGGGGAGCGAGAGGATACCGCTTCCCGCCTCCATGGCAGCCTTGAGAGCCTCATTCTGACGGGTGCTGTCCCGCAGTTTTCCCGTGAACCGGATGCTCGGATCCATCCTGCTGGGCTCGGGGCGGATGTCCTTTTCCGCCACCCCGATGGTCTGCTCGGCCCACCATCTGGGAACCACCATCTTCCCATCCTTCGCCGTGCGAAACACGTTGAACGACGGGACTGGACCCACGTGGTACTCCGAGTTGATGATCGGCTTGACCTTCAGAGCGATTTTGTGCTCTTGACTTGGCTCTGTAATATATCCGATACATGTCAACATCTTGTGAATATAAAGGCGTGAAACTTTATATCATAAACCAATGCCATCCATAAGCATCGCTGAAAATATCAATGGACTCAACAAGAATCTCCAACAGATTCGTCAGCAAACACGTGAAGCGGAGGCGGAGGCGTATAGGATCGAGGGGATGATCCGAGTGTTCAAGAGCATGCACGACGTGGGTATTCTGGAGATTCCCCTCCCAGAGTCTAAAACCTTAGAGAATATCAACGAAGAAGTTATAGACGATGCGTCCGCTATTTGTGAAATTGAGTCCAAGTAGGAGTGAAAAGGTGGACATATTCGCAGCTTGTAGCAACAGTGAGACACTTGTCTGCTGTTACAAGAACGTTGTTGAGTTGAATTGTACATACGGTTCTGAAATACACCAGATGATTCAGAGTGTTTTGGAAATTGCAGATGATAGAGACCAACCTGTGTGGTGGGTCAACCTTCTAGACTGACAAGCTTCCACGAGGTCCCACTGAAATCTGCCACGATCCAGGCTCCGCAAAAGTCAACCTCTATCTTGACCTTGTCGCCCTCTACCAACCCGCAAAGTGGCTTGTTGCCCGTTACTTTGCAGATGTGGTTTCGCCCCTTCCAGGGCACCTTGACACGGAGCACGTCACCCACCAATGGATTCTGGACTTTCGCCGTCACCAATGCGTCCTGAACAGATATGTGAGCCTCCTTGATGATACCTGCCGCCGCACGGCTCATCTTGAATTCCAAGTACTTCTTGTTGTTGTGGGTGTATAGGGGAGCCACCACCGTGGCGGTGGTGCTGAGGGACACCTTTTCCGTTGGGAGGGAACGAGTTCCACGCTTTTGCATGTTATACTACTGTCAACAAAGAGATTGTGAACAATATCAACGCAATCGTACTGCTCTTTACTGGCTCCAAGGGTCTTTCGCCGCACCACCTGATCGCGACTTCAGCCGCCGCCTCCACCGATGCGTACGGGGTATCACGGGGTGAGAGCATGCCCACCATGTGAACCTGCCGGTGATTGCTCTGGGTGGGAATGGAGTGAGATGTCCAGGCGGCGCTCGACATGTCCTGGGTGTCCTCGCACTCCCGCCAACCCAGGGGCTTGGGGATACCCAGAGTCTTCACACACTGCTCCATGGTCTTCCACTCCCCTTTGTAATCAGCCACGTGCAACGTCGTCGTCTCGCCTTCTCCTGGAACCCACGAAGGTATGAAAGCGTTGTTGGAACGCATCAGCGACTCTTGGGCAGATGGGAGTTTGAATCGCTTGGGGTATTTGAAGAGGAAGGAACGAGTGCCGTAGAGGACGTTGTCCACAGTGGAATCCCAGAACTTGTCCACATACTGGAGAGCCGCCGAGGGATCCAAGCAGAGCACCACCTTGTCGGCATCACCCAGCGTTACGGTGCGGTCTCCGCCGAACGTAACGTTGGGTGGCTCAACGTCCAGCAGCTCCGCACCCATGTGCAACTTGACACCCACCATTCGGAGGCGACGGGCGAGATCCTCACCCAACTTTCTCCCCTGGACACGCTCCGTCCACGCACCACTCAGGATGGTTCGGTTCATAGACTCTGCCAACTCCCACACAGTCATCTTATCTGCCCTGACACCGTCAACCGAAGTCGTCAATGCGTTGATAAAGGACATCCCCTTGGGACTCATCTTACTCTTCAGAGCGTCATCGAGGACGGTGGTCTTCGCCCAATCGTGATTCACCCCTGCGCACAGGAGGACTCCTACAGTAATCAAGTGATCGCGGAGCGTCAGAGACCTCGTCATCGCCACGATCGAATCGGGAACAACGTCTTTATCTGGTTTGTAGTATGTGTTATAGTCAAGCCCCATCTCACTCAGGAGATTGAACCAGTTCGGCTGACAGTCACGAAACAGAACACGTGCCGCGTGACGGTCAGCGTCCTCACTGTGATTCGGGGTCCACCACGAACCGCCGGGAAGATCGCGCTTCTCCCACAAATGAACTTTCTCACCCCGTTTTGCCATATACCACGCAACGGTAACACCGGAAGGACCGGCACCCACAATGTGCAACACCATCGTTATCTACTATATGCCGAGAACTTTTCTCTTTGCAGCCCACTCGTTCTGCTCCCCCTTGCTCTTGATGGGAGTCCCATCCCGCAGGTTGCGGATCTCGGGTCCCGTCAGGTGCATGGCGTCGACTCTGAAGTCCCTGAACGCATTGAAGCACATCGGGGCAAGGGGCGCCACCAAGTCGTAAATTGCCTGCGCATAGTCCCGAATCTCCATCTGGGCACCATCCTCCATACGGAGGTGTAGGAAGTGCATGAGGTTGTGCATATTCATCTGCCAGTAAAACTCCGTGTAGGTGCTCTGGGGAAGATGGCAGCGTGCCAACTCCCGGGAACACCCCTCAGCCAGCATGTCTCGGTAAACGTCAAAGGCGTCGTCCTTCACCTGAACCACACGAGAGGCGAGGCGTTCGGAAAGCGTGATGGGTCCAGATGACGCTTGACGGTTTACCTCATGCTGCCCTCGATAGGGGTCAGGTTCATAATACTCCTCGGGGACAATGGAGTATCGAGCGGACATCTCGTTGACACTGGCTGTGCGGTGTCGCATGTGCTGCCGAGCAACGAAGATGGGCATCTTGATATGAAACTTGAACACGATCATCTCGAAGGGGGTGGTGTGCCAGTGCCTCAGTAAATACCGGATTAGACCTTCGGTGTTCCTAGTCGTCGTGGTTCCATCTGCATAACTGACTCGTGCAGCTTGAACGACTGCGTCATCCAGGTTATCCTGAGGCATCCAGTCAACAAGATGGACAAACCCGTCATCGTGTACTTTCACTCGTTCCGGCATTACTGCTTCTATCTACTTGTAGTCGCAAACCTTTATCACCTGCTAAACATATTTGAGATGTATGGTTGGCAGGGAGGAATGGGGGATAAAGAAATAACACTAAAAACATAAATGGTCAACTATCAGGTGGGTAAAATTTACAAATTGACGACTTCCTGTGGGTTGTGCTATTACGGAAGCACTGTTCAACAATATCTCAGTGGTAGACTGGCACAACACAGACATCACTTCGAGCATGGGACGAGTGGAACAACCACACAAATCTTCCAAGCCGACCCAGATGCGAACATTCCCCTTGTTGAATCTTACCCCTGTAACAATGTAGATGAACTAAGGGCGAGAGAGCAGTTCTGGATAGACAATAATCCATGTGTCAACAAGAGAAAGGCATATGTGAGTGATTATGAAGAAAGAAGGAAATTCTACTATAACACTTGTTATGAAAAACACAAGACTGAAATATTACAGAAAACCGCTGAATACTATCAGGATCATAAGGAAGCCATGGATGCTTGGAAGAAAACGAAGACTGAGTGTGGTTGTGGAGGATGTTATACAAATAGCAACAAATCCAGACATTTTGGCACGAAGAGGCATCAGGCTTGGGTAGAGGAAGAGGCTCCTCCAGAGCCGACCACATGCTCGTGAAGTTCCTCGGGCGACGAGAAGTATCTCTTACAATCCTTCATGAACCGTCGATCCTTTTTGAGTTCCTCCATCGCGTTGTTTTTGACAAACCACGCCAGGTTGTTGATGCTGTATTTCGTATTCTTCTGATTCTCAGTGGGGGCGCGGGACACTATCTTATCCGGGACACCCCGGCGCTGTCGAGCCTCCACCACTCTCTGGGGGCGTGTGTATGACATGGCCTGCAGCACAGTGTCAGCCAAGTCGTCCTTCTTCTTGGAACCCTTCCACTTGTCGCACCACTTGCGGTTGATCTCGGGTCCGTTGTGAATGAATTCCGCACAGCGGTCTATGGCGGTCTTTTTGCGGAGGCGGTACATCGCCTTCCCCGCACCCACCACGTCGGGAACCTTGTGCCGCGCGTCCCACAGAAGGGTCTTGGCGGTGGGGGACTTGATGATAAAATACGCTTGCAGAAACAGCATGACCCCAATCATCTTGTCGGACTTCTTGGGTTGCCTCTCGATCAGAACCACGGGTGCGGTCAGTGTCCACGGACGGGCGTCCAGGTGATTCCGCAGGGTCACCTCGTTCCCGTCGGGGTGCTGGGAAGGAATCCCGTCCACATCCCATTCCAGGATCTCCTGATTTTCAGGATTGTAAAGACACATCGCCAAGTTAGTAGTGCCGACATCTATGCTTAGAATAGACATTTCTTAAAGATAAAGAGGTGGACATCTTTATCTTAAAGGATGAGTGCTTGTTGGTGGTGTTGCCACCAACCACATCGAGATATTCTTAAAATGCCAGTGTCCCACAATAAGCGAACGGATTCGTTCGTGCTCAAGGGGACCTTCTGTTCGTGGGAGTGCATGAAGGCTCATGTAGCCGAGAAATCGTCTGAGCATCAGCGGGGTGTCATAAACGGTAATATAATGCTTCTTCGCAGAAGGATGTATGGCAGGGGAATGATATCGTGCAAACCATCGGTTCACTTCTCCCAACTCAAAATGTTCGGGGGTCCCATGGACATTGACGAGTTCAGGAAGCACAACACGACGGATATGGGTCCAGTCAACCAAAACATACGGACTGAAAGCAAGCAGAATGACACTGTGCAGGTGATGCCCATACAAGCGTCCCAGAACGTCAATACGACAAACGGAAAGATGTGGGAGATCAATAGCGTGATGGTGAATAACCAGCCGCTGAGACTCCGGAGGGAAAAGCCGTTGCAGAGAGATCGGAATAATCTGGCGTCTATGCTGGGTTTGAAGAAGGCGGGGGGCTGAGAGGATGTCCACAATTTGCACAGATTGTGCAGCCTGGTTGATTAACCTTGGCACATTTGTGACATTCTGGGCGACGCACAAAAGTGGCAGGATTTTGGGCGTTGTAAATTACACCATTCTTTGCAAGTTCCTCAAGAGTTGGCATTCTACATGTATATCAACCCAAATCTTTAGGCGCTCATACAGGGACACATTTTCTTCGCCAGCTTGTTCCAGTCAACCATGATCAACCGCTCGATGAGATCGGGAACCATAGCCTTGAGGATGGCCTCCATGGGGGCGTCCTTCCCTGGAATGATATCCTCGATCAACTTGTTAGCCACCTGAATGGCAAGGGATGCCTTCTGCTCCTTCTTCAGCTTCGTCAGAGGGGTGACCATCTTCACCACCTCAATGATGATCTGACTAATGTTTTCGGGTCCCAACTTCTTGACGGAAAACATATCCCTGATGTCCTCCACCTGCTCCTCGATCTTCTTTATGTTAATCTTTCCCTTGTATTTTTCGAGGTTCATGGGAATGTAGGACGGTGCGATCTCGACATTCACTTGCGTGGGCTCAGCGGGTGCTGCCATGTATATTATGTATGTAGATAATAATGGAGACGAAACATCTACTTACCGTCGGAAAGTGAACCGTTTATCTTCTCCTTCAAGACCTCCAGAGCCGCCACAACCCCCGCATCCTCCGTGTATGTCACCTCGAGTGCGGTGATCCCGTTCAATGCATGCGACAACCCCTCGTCCACATCCTTCCATAAGTGCGGGTGGGTCCTGCGAATTTCCAGGGCGTTGTGGACGATGTTGCGGATATACGACATTGTGATGGTTCGATTATCCCCGTGAATCCACCGACTTAATGCAGCCCACACCCCCTGACTTTGACCTTCGATGTTGATCAGACCGTTGCGTATACAGACCTTCTGACCCTCCCTTATCATGCCAAGTATCTTGAGTCCCGTCAACACTTGATCAGTGTAAAGCGATTCGGTCATCACTTATTATATTGTAATACTATATGGCGACAACCTTAACGATCGAACGTCTCGCATTCGTCGCAACTCTGATAGGGTTAATAAGAATTGCGACGGTTGCGAGGAATGTAAATAGGACGAGGAACGTGGAAAGCTACAATCTCACATCGACGCTCATGGGACTGATAACCTCACTTATATGGCTGGTATATGACTACACCAAGAATCTCAAATTAGGCATGCTGACTGCGGGAGCCACCGTCTGCTTGGACACTTACATACTCCACCTGTTGCTTCAAGAGCGCAAGAATGACAAGAGGGGCTGAATGACATCCTCGGGCTTCTGACGGTTCATATCGAGCACCAAGACGTTGCTCTCATTAAGTAGCCAATCATCATGTCGTTCGTGCAACTGCTGGAGATACTCGATGGAGATGCCACCCTCTCCCGCACGAGCCCGCCCCTGAATTCGCTGATGGCACACATCAGGGTCAGCACGAAGATACACGAAACCCTGAGATGACTGGTCTGTCTTTGAAATAACCCAGTCAAACCAGTCTGTGTAATCGTCCCATTCCACGTTTGTAATGTTTCCAGATGTTCGCGCAACTTCTGCGAAGACCCGGCGATCTGTGAGGATGGAACGCTCGGCGACCGAGTCAGGAGCGAGGCTGTCGAGACCCCGCACCCTACTGCGAAAAGCAATGGACTGGAAGGTGTAGGCCCATCGCTGCGGGTCCTCGTAGAAGTTCTCGAGGACGTTTTTACCATCGGTGTTCCTGCACGACGTCCACGACTCCACTGGCTCCTGCATGGTCTTGATCCCGCATTCATCGAGAAGGCGGATGATGGTGCTCTTACCGACGCCGATGTTTCCCTCGATGAAGAAGGGCATCTGCTTCTCTGGGTACATATGGGCTCATACCTTTAGCCTCTCACAAATACATTCTGCATACCTTAGTACATTAGCCTCCGTGAATGACTTGAACTTTTCAACGTCAGTCAGCCTGGGCTTCCCTCCTATAGCACTAACAGTAGGCACGAATGACTCGTAAACATCCGACACAGGGAGGAACCCGCCCCCCACGGTTGCAGAAATACTTGGATTGTTTGCATACTTACCTCTGTGATAGACTTCGATTACCCTGTCACCCCTGCTCCGATTTGCTTCGGGGGGGGATTGGCACTATGTTACCCAAGCCATCTAGCAATTTGCTGGTTTCTGTAGATTCGCAGATAGTTGATTTCGGAACTATATGTTCTCTGTCATACCTCACCTTGTGTTGGGTATTGGTTATGTACTTCTCCCCGAACGCACAGAAAGCCATGGAAAAGTAGATGGGACCATTGCCCTTGCTTGTCCACAGGGATAACTTGTTTTTTACAAGTTCTAGAAGGACGCTATCATCCAACAACGACCTATGATCTTGATCTGCAAGTTCAAAGATGGTATCAGGTTTTTTCAACATTTCTTGGATGCTGTGCAATATAGGACCTCCCCCACCCGTGAGAACAATACGCCTATCAAACTCGTCCCTGTATACCGTGTTCCCATACATTGTGAAAATGAGGAACAGTCGGTTGAAGTGGCAATCTGAGGGTTGCACCTTCTTCTTGAGCTTATTCACAACCCACATGAATAGGTACTTGATGCTTACATATGCCAAGTTCACCTGACTAGGTTTTGCCTTGCCGCGCGGTAAGCCTCCCCAAAACTTCACATATGCAGCCTCGACAAGTGTCTTGAAGGTATCGACGTACTTCAAAAACTGGATGCAGTTTTTGTGACTGAAAGACTCTTGGAACGGTCTGTCTCTATTGCTGTCGATTTCGAATACCAGTTTCCACAGGATCACAGCCAGGGTGTCGGAACACTTCTCAGCCGAGTAATTCTCTCTGCCGATCAAGTTCGCGGTGTATTTAAATCCATTCTTGGTGTCGGTGAGGAGATAGTTCAGTCCGTCCAATAGGTGAAACCCAGTGTACTTACCACCCTCCGCAAGAAACTCGCACGTCAACTCCTCCCCCCCCCGTCAGTTTCATCAAAGTGTCTCTTGGACGCATCCTTGCAGTGTTTCCACATGATGGACATCTCACTCTCATCAAGTTTCTCGTCACTAATCACCGCAGTTACCAAGAGGCCCTGTACATCTGACGCGGTGTCATAGCCCTCGCCTTCCTGTTTGTCTGTATGAACATTGAAGCCATCTTCTCGTCATCAAAGTTCCTGCACTTACCAATAATCACGTCGATATTGAAGAACGGAGTCTTGCCTTTCACCTTGAAGCATTTTTTGAAATCAACAAGATTGGACATCAACCTTTCCCTTACTTCTTGGATGATATCGGGATTCTCAAACCCCGTATTGGAATTTCTGAAATCGTCAGTCGAGAGGTCATAGACCTGTTCGAGTGTTCGCGTGCGTAGCCAACTTTTGAATGCGTCTGAATCTACGAGCTTCAAGTCCCTGCGTTCAGAGATTCCATTGTAGAGGACAGAGTCCACTAAATCTTCGAACATAGTGACTGGCATCCGCATGAACTTTTTTATAGCCTGCAGCCTGTTGTTTCCATCTGCTACGTGTAGTCTATTAGGCTCTTTGGGCTTCTCGTTCACCAAGAAGGAATTTGTTGAACTTCCCACGCGAAGTAAGAATTCTATAAATTCCTTCTTGTTAGGCTCGGAACCGCTGCTATCTGGATCACCCTTTGGGGTTTCCAACCAATATGCCGTTCGATTGAAGTGACACTTGGGTAAGTCGTACAGGAGGAATTTCTCGAGCGTCATGACGTGAGTCTCCACCACACTCTCGGCATCCTCGAGATTATTGGAGTTTGACCAGTCCATGTTGTATGCTTCTCTGGGTACATATGGGCTCACGAATTTAAAGTTGTGCGCCCACATATATCAAAACAGCATTCAGGATGCCATCATACGAGCCTCCGATCAACAGGCACTATACGCAGGCGAACACCTGTGACATCCCTGAGGAAGTCATGTGGAAGTTTGTCGGCAAGGAGGGCATCCGCCTCAAGCGAATAACCGCCTCTCTGAACCTCGACTATGTATTCTATCACGGAGGGGAGGGGAAAGGGTATGTCAGTATCCACGGGAGGTGGGGACCCATCGCAAACGGTGAGGCCGCCCGCAAAATCGAGGATATGGCTCGGCGCTTCCAAACGAAAATAATGTCCGAGAGTGCTTAGGTATCCCAAGTGCTAAGGGTATAACCGACCAGCAACAGCAACAGCAACAGTCATGGCATTCGTCAAGGATTTCGAGAACATCGGTGGACCGTGGACTGCGGCTAATGAGCCAGGTCGTCTCCGCCTCGCCGCCTCCAAGCGGGTGTCCCCCCGCCCACAGATGCCCATCGAGACTGGAACAGTCTCTAGGGTTCAAGACATCCTCAATCGCCGTCATATAACTCCCGAAGTCACGCCCTTCCGAAACACATACCCACCCCATATCCACCTCGATGTATATGAAAGTGATTACAAACGTATACACTGTGATGAGGTTGCGAAGCAGATGATGGAGAAAAACGCACTTGGGATGATAAACGTCCCACCCGTCGTCCACTCTGCGCCTAAATGGCAGCCCACCAAGGACAATTACAACCACCCGTCCATCCAGATGCTCCAGACGGAATATTACAGCAAGGGTATCACCCCGCCCATCGATGTCCGTTTGAACGCACACAAGGCTGCGGGATACCCCCAGTCGTATCTCCTCAAGATGCTCAAGAAGCACGAGGAGCGTATGGAGCGACAGCCAGAGGTGGATGCGTGGTTCGACCTTGTAATGGGACCCCATATCAAGAAGAAAGAGACTGTGTCCAAGCCTCGCACCCTGACTCAGATATTCAAGATCAAAGCCGTCAAGCCCATCAAGCCAGATGATGACGACGCAGATGTGGTGGATGAAGATGATGAGGAGTGAGTGAGTGTGTGCGCGTGTTTTTTAAAATTCACCGAGGTGATAAAAAGTGTATTGACAACCCCAAGTATTTCAAGTGCTAATGTTATATAACGATGAAGTACTCTTCCAACCTCGAAAACCTGATGAGCAACTGGCGCACTCGTAGCGTCCCTGGGTGGAAACCTGGGTGGAATGTCAACGACGCCGTTCGTTGTGTCCAATGCAAAGATACCACATGGTATGACGGTGATCATTTCATGTCCCGCTTCCAGCCATCTGGCAGGTATATCTGTCACCAATGCCGCCCCAAGTCGCGGGAAATGGTGGCTCTCTGCCAGTCGATACCTCACGATGTACTTCGGGTTTTCCTGGATCACCACCACCTCATGAGGTAACCGAGGTTACTTGGGCTAATTAATTTCACAACTTATGTTAATACCAGAATGTCTGCAGGCTCGATCTTGCTTGCCACGAGGGGAATTCAAGATGTGTCCCTCACACAAAACCCACAGGTCACCTGGTGGACCTCTATGTTCCACCGCCACACGAACTTCTCGCAGAATGTATACTCCCAACTGATCCACCCCGCACCCCAGAATAACTCAACCAGTATCATCACCCTTACACGTGAGGGGGATCTCGTGGATTACCTATTCCTGACGGTTCACGATGGTTCCACGAGTCTCAAGGAGGATTACAGCTCCCTGGTTCAGAAGGTGGAGCTGATGATTGGCGA